CAAACCTTCGTGCGACCATCGCAGTCGGTCAGGGTAATTTACGCCATCTTCCCTTGTGTTGGCTACGAACATTTTGTTGGCATGCACAATGTTGTGTTCTGCTTTTGGCATGAATCCCGTTGTTGGACTTGTGGTTGGCTGCCAAGAAGGCCCAGAAGGATTTAACGCTGTTGCGTAAGTGTTTGTTGTTTGCCATTTATATCCTGCTGTTCCAGTAGCTCCCGTGCTGATATAGAGCGTGTCACCCCAGTTGGCAAACGATGCGCCATGCGCATTTGTTGTGGCAATGTCATTACCAGACGAAAACTGCAAAGTGGAAAAGTTTGTGCCAGTAGAACGATAAACCTTTGTGCTGTTTGCCAACATAATTGTTGACGTTGCACCATAAAAAGCATGCAGTTTGTCGGGCGCCCAAGTGCCCGACACAGCAGTAGAGTTAATTCTCTGCATAGCACCACGACTAAACACACCACCACGAGGGTCAATCTCAACGTTGAGCATGTCAGGAGATTCGTTCCTGGCCAACAAAAACTGGTCGGCGCGAAGATTCAGGCCGCCAGTAAAATCGTCGTAACGCTCAAGAAGAATCTGCGCCATTAACTACCTAACGTTGCACCAAGAGTTTGCAACCAACGTTTCATCGTTGGATACTGTCTACCGCCAGACATTAACAACGGACGGGCGCTAGGGGTCTTCATTAAGTCACGGCGAGCCATCGCTACACCTTCCTCAAACGAACGCATATACATTTGCGAAAGCTCTGGGTCTTCTTGGCGTTGATAGACGCGAGCCAAAGCAAAATAAGCAAGCAACACATGGAACCATTCATCAAGGTCAATTGCTTCGTTCGTGTTGCTTAACCAAGTGTAAACAGGGTTCCTGTACGCGCGCACGGTAATGCTGTAAGCGGCATCGGGCTTTGGATATAGATGCAAAGCGCCATCCCACATAGCATAAAAATATGGGCGTGAAGCTGTGTCGGTATTGCCAAGCCAAATTTCTTCTGCGTTGTCATACGGAATCATTGTCAGTCTTGAGCCAGACGAAGATGTCTCTACAAGAGAAATGACTTCTCGAATATCGCCAATAGCTGACAACGTGTAAGCACGTTGATTAACTACCGTGTTAAACGTATAGGACTCTTGATACTTTGGGTATCGGCGTTCTAACGCAACAATGCGTTGAAACGCCTCTTTGACAGCGTTGTCAATGATGCTGTTGGGGATGTCTGTGGCGTCAAGGTCTGAGATGTCGCGAACCATAGTTCGCACATCGGCAAGGCTCATTGTCATTAGGCTTCTCCCCTACTGCGTAGGTGCCCCATGCAGTAATCCGTCCCCTTAGCCTTTCTGCCTTCACAGGTGTCATCATTGGCGGCACAAAAGTTGCCTCTACCAAGATAGGGTCCGCTACCTGCGGCTAATCTAGAACCAGCTACCTCTGCTGCGGGTCTCATGCCCGATACTGGAACTCCATGATATTCGTGGGACAATATTGCGTTCTTCATCAATAGTTGTCCTTTTCGTTACTTGGGGTATGCCGCGGAAGGTGGTCGGCACACCCCAAATTACGAATTAAATTTAACCTTTGTAGGTTCTTCCTGCTTTCATTGAAGAAGGAGTTTGTTTGCGGGCATAAATTCCAATAGCTTCTTTGCCCTTTAATTTATTGTTCCAAGCAATTGCCGCTTTAGCTTCGCCAGTTTTTCTTTTAGCATCAGCTTTTTGACCGCGAGTCAATTTGTTGTCTTTCTTTTTTGCAGCCATTGCATTTCTCCTTTGTAATAAATATTGGGTAAGGAGCTTTTATCCCCTTACCCAATATAACAGATTAACTAAGCAGTCTTAGCTGTTAGCTTGCCCTGCTTCTTTGCGTTGCGGCAAGTGAGGTTGCCGTAGCACATGATGAGAGCATAGCGTGCATCCAAGTTTTCTGGGCGCACAAACTCTGTCTGCTGGAACCACTTGCCTGAGTGACCGACAAGTGTGAGGTACTTGCTGTTCAGGAAGTAGAACACGCCAGCTGTGCAATGCACATCGTACATCACAGGAGCAGCCTTGAACAGAAGGTTCTGGAAACCAGCATCTGCTGTCTTGGTGTCTGTGTAGCGCAATTGTGGTTGCAACAGAGCCTCATACTTCTCAAACAATGTTTGAGTTGTAAGAAGCACGTCTGGGTGGTCGTTACCAACCGACACCGTGTTGTAGGCAGTTGACATTTGGGCGAGGGTCAAAGCACCAGCGGTGTTTTCCTCGTACGAACGCCAGAACTCGTTACCAGCTGTTGCACGGTTAATACCGCCAACAGTACCGGATGCCTCAACAATGTTGCCAAGACCGTTCCAGTTTTTGCCTGAGTTGCCTGTGCCGTCTGCGAAGAACATCTGGTTGAAACCTTCACGCATTGACTCCTCGGCCTGCATGATTTTGGCTTCCAACAAGTTGATGATTTCTTGCTCGCCGTTGTTCTTTCCTTCTTCAATACCGCTAATTGCGATTGAAGCAGCGTACTGCTTCCATTCGTACTCAGCAGCTGAGATGCCTTCTTGGGCTGTCAGCGAGATTGTGTCGTACCCTGAGTACGATGCAACCGTGCTGTTCTGGCCGTAGATAAGCGGCTCAACGATTTTTGTACCACCGTTGAGCATGCGAATACGACCCTTTTCCATCAACTTATAAGTCAATGGACGTGCGGTGAACACGTTGTCTGTCAACGTTGCGCGATAGTTCGCGAGGGTCGTTGACAAAAGTTCGTCAAAATTACTATTTGCTGGCATTTAAATTCTCCTGTTGTTAGTGCTAGCCGTTAAGTTGGCGTTTAGCCAACTCGAAAGCATCGCGAAGTGTGGTTACTGGTTTAGAAGACACGTCGGCGCTTTTAGCTGAAGCGCCCTTAGACACAACAGTCGCTTCTCGTTTCGCTTGAACAATAGCTTTTTCTTCTTCTGCTTTTTTGGCTTTCACCTGGTTGGCAGTCAAACTTTGTTCAAAGATACGGTCAAACGCTGTCTGTTTATAGACGGCTTCTAGATTTGGATTGCCTGTAGCCAAAGCCTTAGCAATTACCTCATCTGCATCAAATGCGTCGCCATACTTCTTGGACAAAAGCTCAACAGAACGCTCCAAATCTCGCACAGCCTTTTCTTGTTCAAATGCTTTGATTCGGGATTCTAGTTGCCGAAATTGTTTTTCCGCAGGGTCTAAATACAATTCGTCTTCATCTGACGGTTGTTGTTCATTCAACCCATAGTGTTGTTTCAACAATTCCAAAGTGCTTTGAGGGTCGTTTTGCAAGGCTTCTTGCAAAGCGGCGCCAAATTGCACCTGCTTTCGTTGCTCGCTTAATTCCTGTGTCTTACGTGTATAGTCCGCTTGACGCTGGTATCCAGCAAGCGCCTCTTTTAACGGTACGTCAATTTCTTCACCAGCAACGTTTAGCTTGACAGGTCTGTCAGCATATTCGTCCCAAGCAAAATAATCGCCATTCGTTTCAAGGGCTTCACCTATTTCCGTGCTAACTTCTGCTTGTCCAAGTTCTGGGGCTTCAATTGCACTATCAACGGTGTTCTCATTACTCATAGAGTCCTCCAACGGTTTGCTCTATACCTAACGCAAAAGCGTTACATAGGTATCTGAGTATTTGCTAGCGGAGCACCTTGCGCAAGTAATTGAGACAAAATTTCTGGCGGGATATTAGATGGCATAGCCATGCCACCAGTAGGTGGCATTTCTTGTGGTTCTGCTAATGGTTCTTGTGGCATTGGCATTCCACCAGGCGTTTCAGGTGGTTGTCCTTCTGGGCCAACCCCTTGTGGTGGAACTGGCATCATTGGTTGTGGGGTGACAAACGAACCAGCACCACGAATACCAAAACCATATTGCAGAACATACGTAGCGAGTTTTGGCATGTCAAGAATGCCAGCACCAGCAAACGGAGCCATGGCGTCTACGACCTGCATGGCCATTTGACGACGGAACGATTCGTTAACTGGCTGAGTTGAACCACCCTCAACCAAGAAATCAAATTCGCCCTGGATGTAATCACGGTCAAATTTTAACCATACGGGTTCGGCTTCTGAACCAACAATGCGAATAGCTTGTTCGCCAGTCATGTATTGCTGTGCAAGCATAATCAAACGACGACCGCAATCGCCAATAGATTTTTCAACAATGGCCAACTTGTCTGAAACGCGAGCATTGGCTGCGTCTTGAATAATGGCTGCTTCTGTGGCGGTACGCCGAATCTCTGGCATTCCACCACCCTGATATTCGTTA